TCGGTTCGATGCCGAGTGGCAAGCAGTGTTTGCAATCAACATTGCGAAGACAACATCCAAGCAGAACATTGCGTTTAGTTCCAAAGCATTTACCGACTGGGTGGCTAAGAATCAGGACTTACTGTGATAGACACAACGAAAGGGTCGAATGGCGCAAGTACCAAACAAGACAGGTACTTTGTGCAATGGGTAACCAAGTTTGACGATGGACAACTAGAAGTAGTTGGCTACTGCGTTAGGGACAACTTCGACTTTGAATGGAAGATGGTGTTCAAGCATGAGAGCAAGATTGTGTGTGAAAAGATTGCAGGTTTACTTAACGAAGGGAGTCAGTGATGGGCTATCGAAGCGTAGTTGAAGCCGTGTTCTACACACGCAAGGAGGAGGAATACCCTCTGCTGAAATTGTATGTGGAGGAGAACTTCCAAAAGAGTGAGGAGTTGCGAGAGGGTCTCAAGCCTATCAAAGCAAACAATGTGTGGGGGTGTCACTTCATAGCCGATAACGTCAAGTGGTATGAGAGTTATTCCGAGGTACAGGAGTTCAACGAGTTTGCAGAGAAGTTCATATTGTTTGGGGAGGACAGGAATTGGGCGTATGAATTCGTGCGCCTAGGTGAGGAGTCAGATGATGTAGAAGAAGAGCGTTCAGACAATGCCGAGTTTATATTGTGTGTAAGAAGAGAAATTGAATTATTGCCAGTCAAATAAGGAGCCTAACAATGTTAGAAGAAAGACGAGTACAGAAAGCCAAGATTAGTTTGATGCGTAACCCCAAGTTCGCATTGCTATCGGGTATCTTGATGGTGGGTAAAACCAAGGTAGTGGAGAAGTTGCGTACTGCATGTACCAATGGTCGTGACGAGTCTTATGGTCGTGAGTTTGTATCTAAGTTGCGAGACAACGAGTTGAATTTTTTGGTAGCCCATGAAAACTATCACAAGATGTATCGACACTTGATTACATGGAGAAAGTTGCACGACATAAACCACAAGGTTGCGAATCAGGCTTGCGACTACGTTATCAACATACAGTTGAAAGATGTAGACCCTAGCGAAGCAGTCATAGCCATGCCAAGATTCCCGAAAGGTCATCCGATGCAGGGCAAGGTGATGGGCTTAGTTGACGAGCGATTTAGAGGTATGAATGCCAAGCAAGTGTTCGACATACTAATGGATGAGTTAGAAGAAGGTGGTGAGGGTGGTGACCCAAACGACGACGACCCCGAGTTCGATGACCACGACTGGGATGGTGCAAAGGAGATGAGCGACAAAGAGAAGAAAGAGTTAGGTAGAGAGATTGACCAAGCAATACGGCAGGGGCTCATGGCTCAACAAAAAATTGCGGGAACTGGTGCAGGCGGTGGCAACCGAGAGTTGCAAGATTTGCTTGCCCCCAAGATTGATTGGCGAGAGGTGTTGCGTGAGTTTGTTAAGTCAACATGCAATGCCAAAGACGCATCATCATGGAGAAGGGTTAATCGTAGGTTCTTATCCAGTGGTATTTATATGCCTAGCCTCATCGGTGAGAAGGTAGGACATCTTGTGGTTGGTATCGACACATCGGGCTCAGTTGGCGACAAAGAGTTGGCAGAGTTTTTATCTGAGGTTAAGGGTATCGCAGAAGAGGTAAATCCCGAGACTGTGGACTTAATCTATTGGGGTAGCAGTGTAGTGGGACATGAAACCTATTCAGGTAATGAAGTGCCTAACATTGTTAGTTCAACAAGACCGAAAGATGGTGGAGGTACTTCACCTAGTTGCGTATCAGAGTATCTGAAGGAGAAGAATATCAACCCCGAGTGCGTGATTGTCTTAACCGATGGTTACGTTGGGGATGATTGGGGCAAAGATTGGACAGCCCCGTTGTTGTGGTGCATTGTTGGTGGCAACACCGACGTCGCACCTAATGGTAAGACAGTACACATAAAGGAGTGAGTAATGAGTAATGAAGAAACAGAAAAGGATTGGATGGCGGAAGAGAATGGTATTCCACATAAGAACGGACATGTAAGGTTTTATTTTGTTGGGTTTAATTCAGATGTGTTCGGCTACCTTGGGTGGTTCGATATGACTGATTGGGATGAGGGTTGGAAGAAAGTGTGGGCAAGTGCAGAGGCACACCATTTTTCTAAGAATGGAGAGTTCCAAGTGTTACGCCACGACCAAATGCTAGACCTAATGAGGAATGTGCAATGGGCGTTTGAAGACGCAATGGAAGATAAAGAAGAAACAACATGGTCATGGTGGTTCAAGCAAGAGCGACTTAAAGAAGACAAACTTAAAGGAGAAGAGTAATGAGTATTAGTTCATCAGCGTTATTAGTGGAGTTAAACATCAGCGTTTGGCCTGCGTCGAAACTCGACAGAGAGATTACCGACAAGGTCAATAGCGATGCAGGGGCAGTCAGGGGTGCGTCGCAGACAAAGAAGAATTTGTTTGCAGGTACTTCACTACGCAAAGACATTGCAGACTTCGCCGCCCGAGTGCGTCTGTATCACAACCTACACACATTGCCTTGGGCAGATAAGGGTGAGCGTATGTTGCCGACCAAGTTGTTCATGGACTACAAGCAGACTATGAATGGGTTCGAGCAGACGTTCAACATGATGTGCAATAACTTCTTTATCGAGTACCCACGACTCGTAGCAGAAGCACCCCAAGCGTTGCAGAGTATGTACAAAGCCGAGGACTATCCACATATTGATGCAGTCAAGATGAAGTTTGGGTTTCGTCGTTCAGTCAAACCTGTGCCCGAGGCTGGTGACTTTCGACTAGACATACCATCGTATGAGTTGGATGAAATGCGAGCTGAGTTTGTCAAGCAACAAGATACCAAGTTAGCCGAAGCAATGCGTGAGCCTTGGGATAGATTGCACAAGGTGTTAGTTGGTATGTCAGAGAAGTTAACCGACGTTGAAGGCGACGACTCAAAGAAGCGTTACCACGACACACTTATCAGTAACCCTGTTGAGTTGTGTGAGTTGTTGACGAAGTTAAACGTGACAAATGACCCCAAGTTGGAAGAAGCACGTAGACAAGTAGAACTAACAATGTTAGGGGCGAACATTGAAAGTATCAAGGAATACGCACCTGCACGAAGCGAGTTGAAGGCTAAGGTAGACGCAATCATCGAGAAATTTAATTGGTAAACAAAGGAGGAAGTATGAGAACAATTGAACTGAATAACATTGAAATCAATCCGAAGACGGCTAAAGACAATAAGTTAACCAAGGAGAACACCGACGTTAACTCTCTTATAGAACCCGTAATCAACAGACTTGCCACACTTAACCCTCTGTGGGTATTCAGAGGTGCGAATGTCGAGCATAGGGGTGGAAACAAATTTGCACTTAGTGGATTCGAGGTAATCTTAGACGGGGAAGTACTGGGTGTCATCAGAAAACAATGGCATGGTAGTAAGAACGTAATCGAAATATCCAACGACAGGATTAGCAAGAATATGCTTAGACGCAATGGGTATAGAACCCAAGATGCGGACAAGGCAATCCTCAAAGCCAAGAAAATGTTTGCCAAGCAAAACTCTAGTGAGCGTATAGAGAAAGCGTTAGGAACTGCAAAGCAAGTAATTGGTAATCAGGTATACGAAAGAAACAATATCATCCGAGATGCTAAAAGCTACGTTCGTCAACGTGCGGAGAAGTATGTAATGGAAGAGGGCTATCAGTTGTTTCTTGAGTTTGTGAAGACAACGTATACCCAGAGTGACTTATCTAAGTTCTACGTTAATATGGAGAAGGGTAAAGAGGCAGCAGTTGAAATGCTAACCATAGAAAAAGTCAGAGACCAATTGGGTACTGATTCTAGTGCGTTGGTAATCAAGGATGGGGGTAACTACGTAGTGAAGACGGGCAACGACGTACAGATATACGACGATAATACCCTACCTGAAAACCTACGTGGTAAGTTGGGTATGCTCAAGTTGGTAGAGAAGGAACACTTCATATCTAATGTAGGTTGCCGAGTGTCCGATGAAATCTTTGTGTTAATTGTCGAGCCTAACATTGTTAGCCAGTAGGAGGTTAGTATGGATAGATTGAATGACACAACGAGGTGCTATCCACGCACATTACTCGAAGCGTTTCCCCAAGACGCTAAAAATTGGGAGTTCATGGATTGTCCTAACAAGCGCATAACCTTTTGGGGTGCGGTAATGTGGGCTGTATCCATTGCTATATGTGTATTCTTTCTTTGGTATTGGACAACAAAATGAAAGCAGTCATCGAATATAACTACCCTCAAGATGAGGATAGGTTGAAACATGCGTTAAAGGGTCAGGATTACTTTGAGGCTTTACTAGCAATAGAAGATTTGCTATACGAGAAGACGAGTAATACTATCCCCAAAAAGGACATTCGTGTCATCATCAACTCAGTATTAAAGGAGTAAACATGGAAGGCTTAACAGGATTGATTTTGTTCATGCTCTTTATAGGTTTCTTAGCAGTGGGTATAGTTTGGCTATTCTTACGTGTTTTAGAGGAGATGCAAAAGGACAACAGATGAAATGCCCCTTGTGCAATGCACATACCGAAGTAAAGGAAACAAGACATGGAACAGCAAGAAGACGACAGTGTTACAACGAACACACGTTTTGGACAGAAGAAAAAGCCACTACCGAGCCCAAGCCGAAGCGAAGACAAAAAAGTTTTGACCCAAGAGGAACTAAAGGCATGGTGGCCTTTCAAAAGACTTGACCCAAAGCGTATGCCTAGAAAAGTACCCAAGAACCACGACTATGAGGATGCACTACTATGACAACAGGAATTGAATTTTTGAAACTTGAGAAGAAACACAAAGGGAGGGGTCTTGGTAAGAAACCCGCTCTTCTTTGTACGAGCCTGCGACTACCAAAGGATGTGATGGAGTATTTCGACACACATCACCCGTATTCAAAGCAAGCCAAAATCCGAGAAATTCTTACTGAGTATGTAACAAGTCAAACCAAAGGAAATGAAGATGATTAAAAGAAAGAACTCAACCGCTGCCAAAATTCGCTTGTACCTAACAAAGCATCCAAAAGCAAAAGCAAGCACGGTAGCAACCATGTTTAAAACAAACGTGCAAACTGTCTATACAACTAAGTATGAGATGAAGAAAAGCGCAAGCCTGTCGAATCTAGCCTACGAAATATCTAAGGGTAGGAAACAACGCATGGCTTCGGCTACAACAAAGAAGTTGCAGTTGGTACACATGAGTACGTCAAATCAATCTATTCACGACCCAGTCAATCACCCTGCACATTACAAGGTAGGTGGAATAGAGACTATTGACTTCATTGAAGCGAAAGGTTTAGGCTATCACTTGGGTAACGTGGTCAAGTACATTACTCGTGCTGACTACAAAGGCAACAAGGTACAGGACTTGAAGAAAGCCAAGTGGTATCTTGAGCGAGCAATAGAACAACACGAACGAGCAGTAGAACAGCGAACTGCATAGCCTAACATTGTTAGGGTAAATACTAGCCACCCTTGGGTGGCTTTTTTATTGTTTATCATTTGACAATGTACAAGTATATGCTATAATAAAACCTCGAAAACAAATTTGAGGTATTAGCATATGGAACAGCAAATGTATTGCACGCACTGCAACCAAAAGATTCGCAAAATGAACCCACTGAGGGTATGCAATAAGAAGGTGCAGATGTTAGAGATGCTTGCAAAAGCCAACGATTGGGTTTACGTGCAGGCAGGGCATGGTGCAATGGTAAATGGGCAGATGACCCGAGCCCCTTACAGGGCACAATCTTTATGTAGCGTGTTAGTTTGGTTTGGGTTAGCCGAGCATAGCCCCGAGCGTAGGTCAGGCATATATCGTATTACCGATGACGGCTTTAAGTTCCTACAAGGTAAGCACCTAGTACCAAAAACAATTTGGAGTTTAGAAGGTCGCATCGTTGACCGAGACACCACGATGGTAGCAATCAGCAGTGTACGCAATGTAGTCTTAGATAAAGATTACTGGGACAACTACCATCAACTACAGGTGTACCCACATGGCATCCACTCCCGAGTCTAAGGTCAAAGCCAAGATTAAGAAAATCTTGGTGGAGCATAACATCTACTACGCTATGCCGATTGGCACAGGGTACGGCAACAGCGGTGTGCCCGACTTCCTTTGTTGCGTCAACGGCTACTTTGTGGCTATCGAAGCCAAGGCAAAGGGCGGTGTGCCGACTGCGTTGCAATGGAAGAACCTCAAGCAAATCAATGCAAGCGGTGGCTATACATGCGTCATCAACGAGGACAACATTGACTACCTTGAAAGGGTAATAGCCGAGTGCAAGGGCAGAGCATGAACATTATTACCATTGACTTTGAGACATACTACTCCACAGACTTTAGCCTGACTAAAGCAACTACCGAGGAGTACATACG